CGATACCAGTGAGTTTTTGTCCATCGGTCGTGCCGTGGGCGGTGCTGGCAATCGCGGTGGCCGTTGAATTGTCATCGGACTCGTAAGGCACCGCATACAGATGCTTGCTGGTATCCAAGTGCGTGGACATCGCGGGGATGTCCAAGACCAGTTCGGCGTTTTCCATGGCCGCGTTGCCCAGCAAAGCGGAGGTCTGTGAGCCGGCGACGAGATAGGCATACGCCACACCCGACCGGATATTGATGCCGTCTGAGGTGGCGTTTGTCCCGGTGGCCGGGACATACAGCGGCGTGAGTGCCAGCACCTTGTTGGTTTGCAGACCTGCATCAAACTGACGATGGAGATTCGGATTTACCATAATGTTTCTTTCCTCTGTTAGACGCTCGTTTCAATCAGTTGAATGCTGTCGGTGACATGGATCGGAATCCCGTTGGATTCGGTCGGGATTGGCGAATACTGCATCGGCGTGGCCGCTGCCAGGTTGCCCGGACTCGTGACGCTGCGGCTGGTCTGGAGCCAGTACCGCTGACGACGGGACAGGAACAGGTGCGTCGGGGGATAACCCACCGGGAACTTGCTCAGGGCTTGCGCCACCATCTTGTCGGTCAGATAGTGCAACGCGGTGCCACTGTCATCGAGGTTCGCGATTCGGCAACTGGAGAACGGATGGTTATTGCCCAGACCGAGGAACCCGCTGAAGTTGTTGACGTAGGCGAAGTAGGCGAGACTGTTCGCGTCCTTGACCTGTTGGCGCATCCACTGGCCGGCTTGGAGGCCAACGCCGTTGCCGTACACCCAATGGATGCCGTCAAGGGCGTTGCGCACCAGCCACGCGGATTCAGTGGCCGCACCCGAGCCGGAGCCGGTGACGACCATGTTCGCGCTGTCGTGAATGGAGACGAGGCCGTGGAACCCAACGGAATCACGGGCTACGCCATAGTAGAACTGCCGACCGAGCGCGAGGAACTTGGCTTCGATCTGACCCTTGGATTCGAGGGCGAGAATGTCGCCCAACCGTTTCGGATCGGCTTTGACGATCTGTTCGTCCACCTGCAACTGGCCGTCCACATAGTAGGCTTCCACGAGAATCTTCTCGTACTCGCTCGCCTCGACGTAGGTGCCAGTCCCCACGGCGCGAAACAGCGTGGATTGCGAGGGCGACTTGCCGGCGGTGCCCATGCCTGACGCCGTGCCTTTGATGGTGCCGGTGCCCATCGTCATGTTGCCGCCAGGCAAAATCTTGCGCCGGCTGATGTAAGTGTTGATGCCCTCAATCGGGCGGCCCGAGAGCACCCGGACTTCAGGAGAGAAGTCACGGACAATTTCGACAATGCCCACGGCGCTGTCAGTCGCGGTCAGGGCGGTTAGATCGAGTAAAGTGACGAATTGATCAGCCATAGTAGGTTCCTCTGTTTATTCCTTGTTCGCAATCTTGATTCCATGCGCTCGGGCGTAGAGCGGCCACGCTTCCGCGTAAGCCACTTCCGCAAACCGCGCCAGGCCGGTCTTGCTGCCGGCTTCAGGTTTGCCCACCGTGACGTGATCGTCTTCCACCTTGGTCTTCAGCGAGTCCGGCAACCCTTGGGAAGCCACGATCTTGGCAGACTCGATGCTGACCCGTTTCACCAGTTCGGCCTCGAAACTGGCCGCTTGCGCGTCCAGCAAGGCTTTGGTGGTCTTCAAATCGGCTTCGGCATTGATGAGCTTCACCTTGGTCTCAGCGTGCGCCGAGGCTTCGAGGGTGTGCTCGGCAATGGCTTTCTCCAGTTGCGCGGGGACATTGGCCAGCGATTCCAAGGCGAGTTTCGCTTCCGCAAGCTGGCTGGTTAAAGTTTCCACTTGTTTGTCGGCTTCAGCGAGGCGCTGTACCGGGGTGAGTTTGTCGCTCATGTCAATTCGTCAAGGTTGTCAAGTTTTTGAATCATGCCCTCAATCCAGTCCCGCCCATGACCGCAAATCCGATAGCGACTGCGCTTTGGTCGTGCAGGCATCCAGCATCTTCACTTTGACGGCTTCTTTGCCGAGGAACGTGCGCCCGTCCATTGCCGACTTCGGCACGTCGGGCCGGACTTTCTCCAGATGGTTCACATACAAACCGTAGAGGTAATCGACACTGTGCTGGAACTCAGCCCGCTGGTCTTCCGACAGACTCGTGCCGGGCATTCCCGCCCCGACATGCGTGCCGCCGGTGTTCGCGATCACGTCCACCTTCAGTCCTTGGGCGGCATACGCGGCTGACGAATCCAAGAGCGCGAGATAGCATTCCACCGCGCCGACTTCGCTGGTCTTGCTCCCGTAAATCATGTCGCAGCCCGACAACGCGAGAAACGCCGCGCTGCAACATTGTCCCTCGACCCACGCCATCGTCTCCTTGCGCTTGGACGCATACGCCACCAAGTCGGCCAACTCGAAACTGCCGGCTGCCGTGCCGCCGGGCGAGTCCACATCGAAGAAGATGGCTTTGACTTCCTTGCTCGCGAGAGCTTCCTGCACGTCGGCTTCGATGTCAGCATGGGCAATGGCCCCCGCCCATTTCTCAAAACTACCCGCACCTTTGACCATGACCCCCGCGAACGGTATCCGGGCCACGCCGTCTTCGATGCTCATGGAATCCAGCAGTACCTTCTCGCCGGAAATCTCAATCTCCCGGTCGCGGGCTTGGAAATCCTGCCGGGCCATCGTCAGTTTGAGTTTGACCAGTTCTTGTATCTGGTGGTGCTTCTCGGGCGTCACCAGCCAGACATCGGAATAGATAGCGCGGAGTAGATGAGCAAGACGCATTGGTTAATCTCCCTTGGGAGTTTTCTTTTTGGTAGGCTTGGACTTGTCACTAGCCGCGCTAGATTCATCATCGTCAGGTTCCGGCGCGACCTGCGCCATGTTGGGCGAACGCTGCTGATAAAGGTCAATAACTTGCTGGAGTTCAAGGTCGGGATGTTTCTTCTGCAAGGCTTCGGCGCGGGTGAGCATGTCATCAAGGTCTTCGTCCCGCTCCTCTCTTACGTCTTCCTTCCAATGCCGCCCGCGCCGAGCCACGATGTCCTGGATCGTTCCCAGCCCCAACTTATATTCTTCCCGCGATTCCTGTAATTCGTGATACTTGTCCGCTGTCATTTCCGGCGGGTCGCTGAACTCCCAGCTCCACCATTCGCCATTCGGCAACTCGCCGCGAGCAACGGCGGTGGCGAGCGCATAGCCGCACATGCGAACGGCAATCTTGGACAGGGTGCGGAACTGTTTCCTGACCGAATGGTTCACCTTGTCCACCGTTACCCGGATATTCGCTCCCTTGGCTTCTTTGCTCAAGCGGGTGTACTCATAGGGCCACTCGATCCCCTGATATACGCCCACCAAAATGTTCTCCAGATAATCCGGAATGTTCGTGCTCGGTCGGTCACTCGACGGGATGATGATGTCGCTCTTGGAATCCGCCTGCACATCCCAGTATTCGCCCCCCTGACCTTCCACCAACGTAATCGGGGTGCCGCCGCCGCCAATGCCACCGGTGACATACGCCTGCCCTTTGTCCACTGTCCCCTTCTGGCTCTTGCGAATTATGGGCAACGCCGCATCGCGCTTGATGCCGATCAGCACATACCCGTGAATATCGTCGGTATCGAAGATGCGCCGGATGGCATGGGCGAACGCGGTCACGCCCCGGCCTTGGTCGCACCAGTCGGGCTTGTACATCAACTGCATCGAACTGACCGGGATGAACCGGCCTTTCAACGCCAGCGTGAACTGCAACGATTCTTCCAACACGAAATAGGCCACGGGCGCGGATTGCTCGTCGTACACCACCCCGTTGTTGATCTTCATGCCGTAATAGGGCGAATCCTTGTCCGACACTTCCATGATGCTAGTGTGCGAGTAAATCCGGTGCGGGGCCACCAACTGTATGCGCGGGTCGCCGCTACGGTTGACGGTGGGTATCCACGGGAATTCGCCGTCCCGGTCGAGCATCACGCTCGCCAGTTCCATGTCCTGCCAGAAATCAAACGGTTGCCCCCGAATATCCGCCGTCTTCATCCAGTTCCAAAGCCATTCCTCGTACTTGTCCCGGACGGCCTTGGGCGTGCTCTTGCCGACGTGCCGGGGTATCCAGCCGCCGGAATTGGATAAGGTCGCCCGTTCATGCACCGGGCCGCGCACCGTGCCTTCGCTGGTGTACAACTGCCGCGCATACGCCAGCATCCGCCGCCAAGTGATGTTGTCGTAGCTGCGCCGGGTGTCCTGAAGCACGATGGAGCGGGGCCGCTGCTGGTCGGTCAACAGGGTCGGCTCCCATAACCCCGAGCCGGCTCCCGAGAACATCTTGGCTCCCGCCCGGATTATGCCGCCAAAGTTCAGCCGGTTCAGAAGATTGCTCATACCGCCCTCAGAAACGAGCGCGTGACCGGCGCAGTGTCGGGATCGAGCGCGGCGATGGCTTGATTGACGAACACCAACTCCGTGCGCACATCCGCCAAACTTTCGATTCGGCGTGAATACGAGAGACCCGGCACGTTCTGAGCGGAGAACCGATCCCCTTTGAGGATTTTCAAGAGGTTGGCTTTGATTTGCAGCAGGTCTTCTTCTTCAATGCCGTCATAGGGACTCATGCTAATCAGTCGGGCTTGTCAAGATTTGACACGTTCCCTGAGCCTTCGACCGGCCAGCCGGATGCTTTCCCGTTTCAAGTCGGGATTCTTGCCCAGCCCCAGCCGTTTCCGCCACTTGGCAACATGCTGGTTGAGACCCTGCCGCGTCGCGCCCGCCACACTACAAACCATCGACGGACTAATGTTCTCACAACTCTGACTGTGCAACGCAAACTGGATGGCCCACCAGTTCATAATCGTCCACTGACTCGGCGGGAATAACTGGATGAACCCCCGAATCACATCCGCCTTGACCGAGACCGGCGCTTCGGTTGTCCCGGCACTCTGGTAGCCATGTTCCAGCAGCGACTTGACAATCTTCGCCACGATTGGTTCCGCCAAGTGCAACGGCAGTACCGCATCCCGAACGATGTCTTCGAGGGTGTCCAGTGGTTCTTCCGGAAGACAACTCGGCGCTTCCATGCTGTCCGCCGGGTCGCAGTATGACCGTTGTTTCATTCGAGTAATTCCAATTTGTATTTCAGTCTCCAAAAACACCACCCGTAATCCGATAGAGACCATTTCTCGACCCGCCCATCGACCAATCGGATTGTTGCTGTGGCAAATGATTTTGGCGTGGCATTGATCTGCACAAGCTCCGCCCCATACGGCAACCCCCAAATTCGTTTCTGACGCTTGGGGACACCGAACACAAGGGTAGGCCCGACATCTCGAATCATAGGTTCTCCTTATCCACCGGCAGGTCGGCAATCAGCTTAGGCATACTCGCCGCCACCACCTGTTGCCATTCGCACGCCCGCAAATGCTGCGGCCCAATCCGTTTGCGGTAATACTCGACGTGCCCGGTCAGTTTGTTGATCCGTGTTAGTTTCGGCTGGTTGCGCAGGTGCAGCGCGTACAAGTCCCGCTTGAACGTCACCGGCCCATCCGTGAAATCCGTCGGGCTTTCGAACTTTCCCACCTTGCCCGTCAACAGTTCGTCCAGCACATCTTGCGCGGTCGGGTTGGCAATCGAGAACTCCACCCCTTTGATGTCCGCCGTGCCGCTCACCCCCGTCTTGGAATCGTAAAACCGTGGTTCCGAGTACAGGAACCGCAGTTTCACCTTGTCCTCGTTGTCTTCGTCCAGAACCTCGAAGTAGGGTTTGTCGGTGTCGATGAAACATGTCCAGCCCATTTCCGCCGCTTTCCGGTGGACTTCCTGAAAGACCGGGTCTTCGTACCGCGCATCAATGAACACCCGCCGGCATAACCCTTCCGCCAACCCTTCCTCGCTGCGCCCGGTCAGCACCAGCCCGAACTTGGCCGCCACATGTTCCACGTCCGCCCAGTACCGCAACTGGCCCCCCGACAATAACCGCGATTGCGCCCCCGGTTTCCAGCCCCGCACCACATGCCAGAAGTCGTATTTGCCCACGTCCACCGTCATGAACACAAACGGCCAGTCTGACCCCGCCTGTTCCACCGTGTAACTGGCCATCGTCAGTTTCCGCTTCTCGACCTCTTGCCCTTCTTCCCACGCTTCCGCCAGCGTTTCCTGCACGAACTCCTTGATTTGCTCCGCATTGCCCACTTTCAACGATTCAACGGCAAGTTTCCATTTGGGCAGGATTTCCGCGTTCCACTGGCTCCACGGCGCAATGAAGATCGTCCAATGATACGAGCGGATACGGCGGGCCGCGTCAGGTACGAGATCATGCCAGCGTCCAGTTTCGAGAATATGCCGCTTGACCGCAGCCGTCTCCCGATGTGAATGATTGCAACCAACGCATCGAAGCCACATCTCTTTCTCGTCATACACCACCTCCGCGAGCTTGGAGTACGGTTCCGGCAGCCGGGTGTGCTCTTTGCTCCACACAAACGTAATCAGTTGCCCGCACCCCATGCACGGAAAGAACCATTCGGCTTTGTTGCCGGCCATGTAGTGCTGGTCGAATTCGTCCCCACTCAGCCCCGCCGTGCTGCAAAATGCCCGTTTCGCGTCTTCATACCCGATTTGCCGGTTCTGCGCCTTGGACAGCGCCCCGGCATCCCATTTGCGGCATTCATCCCCAATGAACACCCGATACCGCCGCTGCTCGAACGTGCTCTGTTGCGTGGCCGCCCCGATGTCAATCGTGCAATACTTCGTCCGCACCTTGCGCAAGGTCTTGTCCCGATACCCCGGCAGCATCATCGCCGCCGTATCCGGCGTGTTCTCCAACATCGGCGTCACCCGCTCCGTAGCCGCATCGTTCGCCAGGACTTCGTTGCACGTTATCCACGCAATCGGGCACGGATCAATGGCCACCTGCCACGCCACCACCACCTGCATCGGCGTGGTCTTGGCCGCCCCTGCCGCCGCGCATAACACCAACTCGCGCACTTCCGGGTCTTGCCAGTCTTCCAATATCTGTTTGACCCACGGCGTTCGCGCCAAATGCCATTTCTCGCCCCGCCGCCGCGTTCTGTCCATCCCCACCCGGTTATCCGCCCATTCCCAGATCGACCGGGTATCCCGCCGAGGCCAGCCCTCACAAAAAGCCACCGCCTGCTCAGGTAATGGATTTATAGACTTCCCCACTCTTGAGGCGTTCCAACACCTCATCCACCAGTTTGTCCGTTTCCGCCTTCAGCTTCAGGCCGATCTCGGGAAAGATTGCCGCCAGCTTGTTACCCAGCCCCAACAATACTTGCCCCTCCATCGCCCGCGCTGCCGCCAACCCATTGCAGCACGCCACCCGGTCGTGCACCGTGCCTTCCACCACCTTCTGATCGAACTTCAATCGCTCACACTGCAACTCAATCTTGAACTTTTCCCAGTCATACTTCGTCCAGTCCGCCGGATTGGATTTGTCAGCCAGCACCTTCGAGTCGCCCGGCTTGTGCGTGCGCACCCACAACAGCGCGTTGGCTTCCGTGTCCACGGGCATCCCCTCTTTCATCCAGGTGTGCAACGACTGGCGCGAGAAGCCGGTCTCCGTGGCGAGCTTGGTCAGGGAAATACTGTTCTTCTTGCGATGCGGTTTCTTCGCATTGCGCGAACTGCGTTGTTGAGTAACGGTCACGTCCTTGAAAACCATTCTCTACTGCATTGATAGACTCGTGTAAAGCCAAATGAAAATTATACTAATAGCGCAGGCACGGTCTGCCGAACC